ACCTGGTTGGTCATTGTCGAAAAATATAACAATCTCATCATAGCCTTGCAGCAATGGGAGTTGTTTTTGTACAGCCTTCTTTGCACCAGCCGCGCCTGATGGTACGGAAACCATCGGCCATCCTGGCATACACTCAGAGCCACTAGCTGCATCCATCTCGCCTTCAAAAATGACGATACGTTTACCAGTAGTAGGGTAGAGATGTTGTCCGAAGAATGTACCAGGTACCTCACCCTCATACGAGAATGACTTACCCTTTGTTTTTACCTTGGCACCCTTTACGATGCCTGATTCGTCATGATAGTAAAAGCGGAGCTTATCACCATCACGGTAGATTTTGTACTTCTCACAAACTTTCTGTGAGATGTTACGCTTCTGCAGCCTTTGGGCTGAGCCTGTTATGTTCACACGTTTGTTTTCGTGAATGTGTAAAGAAGGTTCACCATCACCGTGCGTGTAGTGATGGCAAACGAAGCAATATGTGTGACCATCATCATAGACACTCTTGGCATCTGATGATCCACACTCTTCACATGGCTCGTGAAATAAGAATTCAGAGGAGCCAGTCGATAGGGATGTCCTTGAAGGATGTCCAAGGGATGTCATGCTTTTCGCACCACTTAGCGTATGTAGTTTTAGATTTTTTGCTGATCTTATTGAATGGAGCCTGGAAGACCATACGCAAGTCAAGGTTAGGATTGAGATCCTTTACAGCCCTGATCTTACGTCGGTCAGCAGGTTCCCAGTAGCCCTTACACTCCAGCACGACACCGTTTGGTAAAACAAAGTCAGGCGTGTACACGTGCTGGATGATGTAACGAACTCTAGTTGTTTCGTACTCGTACTTGACACCAAGATCGACAAGTAAGTCAGCAACTTGCTCTTCGAGCTTGGATCTGAATGCCATCAGTCATCCAAGTTCTTTTCAATGATAGCCTCAACGACATCAGTCACAGCACGCTGCATTTCATACTTGAAGTCATTCTTATCAGCCTTGTAACGGGTGACGTTGATGGGAGGCAGTTGGATGTCAAGGGTACCTTTGTAGATACCAGTTACTTCATCCTTGGAAACGGTAAATTGGAAATCAGAAGTCATCAGAAATGTCTTGGGGGATAACAGTTACAGAAGGATCACCGGCTTTGAAGCCTTCAGTCTTACCAAACAGGGCAGCTACATCTTCAGCAGCCATATCGCCAGTGTCTACACCAGCTCCTGAATTGAGAGACACCAGTTGTACACCAACCAGTTTAAGACTCGTTCCATAAGTAACACCATCCTTGAGGATGTATGGTTTCTGATAGAACGCCAACTTAACTCGGCTACCAGAATACATGGGCGTATTCTCGTCTGTGACAGGTGTGCCTTCGGTATCGACGACAGGCGGGCGGTTGTCTTCATTCCAGCTAAACTTAACTTTGAACTGACCTTCAGCAACTTCCTCCCAAGGCTCAGGCTTGAGCACAGAACGCTTAGGATTCTTCAGTTTACCTTGTGCCCATTCGAGAGACTCAGTACGGTCTTCCTCCAGGGCGTCAACCATCTCGCCATCAACAATGGCAGAGAGGGAGTAGCCAAACTTACTTGGCTTCAGTACAGCCTGGTAACCTTCGAGGATCACGGGCTGTTCAGTCTTGTGGATAGTGCGTGGCATTAACAGAAAAAATAAGTGGATTCAATCACGGATTCCGGTTCAAGGTCTCCGATGATCGGTGGTTCAGTCTCCGCTCCTATTTGGTGAGCGAAGTCTCGCAAGTAATCGTGCTCAGCGAAGAGGTGCATATATGTCTCTCGTACAATTGCACTGAGAGAAGACATATCGGTAGCACGACACAATACAGAATCATGAATGAGAGCGATCGGTGCTTCGAAACGAAGCGCAGAAAAGTGGAGGAGAGAGGCATCGAGTGAGTGGATTAGATTCGGTGCTGTTGCGTTCTTGTGGTGCTGCTTGTCAACCTTGTCATCGTTATCGACGGCAACGGTTAACTTACAACGACCCATCAACTGCAACTCGACTTGTTCTGTTTTCTTCTTCATGAGCTTCTGAGTGACGACAAATCCTGATGGAGTTGTCCATGTCAGCTCTTTCTCTCCTCTATCGATTGCCTTAGCAACTTCAGATTCGATCCAGCTCATGACAGCCATGGGACCAGGTACGACCTCATCCATAGCATTTCTAACAGCAACGACTGTCTTTGTCAAGTCGTCTTTGTCGATCTCGACACCTTTCTCTTTGAGTGCGTCCTTGATGTACCCACGGTTGCTAAAAGGTTTAGCATTGTAGGGTACCGTCATAACTACTCGCTTGACAGTTTTTCTATCCATATGTAAGCGGATACTGTCAGGGCAGTAAGGGCTAGCACTAGAAGCAACGACTGCATAAGCATCCTGTGGTTTGTCAGATGGTAGAACGTTGACTAACTTAGCTGTGCTCTTATCTCTTGCCAATCCAGCCAAGATTTGAAGACCACTGCAAGTGGCATCTGTGGCGATAGGTAAGTGTGTGAAATGACGATCACACTTTAACACGCAATGATAATATTCATCACATGCTGAAAGAAACTGCCAAGGTTCATCAGCGGCTTCCCATTCGTGAATGTATTTGATTGGATCAGAAGCGACACAAGATATAATATGTGTATTTTCTTTAACCCAACTCAAACGGTCAGACATAGTAGCTTTATCAAGACCATATGTAGTGGCAACTTGAAACGCTAACCAGTCCTCAGCTTCAGGTGTCATGTACGACCCCTCAGCAAATGTCAACAAACTTTTTCCAAAGTCTGTATCTTGTGGTGTTAGGAATGCAGGGATTGGATACGCTCTACCACGGTAGTCAAACGACCACGGAATGTAGAACTTATCTCTACCCTTAAACCTACTCACCGCTTCCATCGTCATTCGTGTACGACACGATTTCCTGAACTCTTGTGCTTGTAGGTTATGTACCTCAGCAGCTCTCCTGTTGTAGTTATGACGTGCGTCCTTGTTGGTTGCAATGTCAACAGGTTTAGGAGGTAGTTCATGATGGATAATAGGGAGGAACTTACCAACAGCTCGTTCCAATCTATCTAGCTCTTCCGCTACCCCTACAGTAAAGGGGTTTAGCCGGTAAGCAACCTTCTGGATCTTGTTCAAGAACTCCAGTGGTTTATCTCCCTGTATACATGTGGGATCGCCCCGCCGAACCATATCATGCCCACGCATCACCTCATTGAGGATATAACCACCATGCCTTTTCGATTCCCAATCGTTGGGTTCAATAAGCATAGGCCATGCAAGTGGGCTGAATAGTTCAGCATCCCTCATGATTTGATCTTTGATCTCAAGGAACTCAGGTGTTGGGATGACAAACTGGACACGCTTGCGTCCTTGCTGTTGCATGTCTTTGGTAAACCAACCACTACTCTGCATGATGCAGTCAAGTAGCCAGCCACCAAGTTTGATACGATTAGCTCTGCCCCATGCATCCCACTGTTCAACACCATAACGGTTCATCAGTGTACGGATCACAACAACTTTCTGTTGTGTACCAATACTGCGATGCCAATAGTTATCTTTGAGTGTCTTGAGTAGACCAGGTGCATGTTTCTCATAGTGTCGCATCTGACACTCTTGCTCAACAGCTAACCCAATACTGTCGCATACATTGACAGCTTGATTGCTTTTCTCTTTGTATGAAAAGACTTTATCAAACGTTACCTTAACAGCAAGTGCAGCAGCAGCTAACGGTTCAACATCAGAAAGATACTTTTGTATCTCAGCAAATGCAGCACCAGTCTTGCCCTCTTTTATCCTGTTGGTAGTTGACTCAATACGTGCCACCACAAGAGGCAGCAAGGTATCAATAGAAGCAGCTCCATACACACTAGCAGACGCATACTCTTTGCCTTCTAAGTCGCGTGTGTTCTTGTGTAGTTTCTTGAGACCTAATGCAATGGCATCACGCTCAAGTTGTATCTGTTCATCAATCTGGGCAGGTGTAGGCAATCAGCTCCTCCGTATCTGCGTCCTTGGGTTGTGTGAA